ACTACAACATCGGCGACCGTGGCACCCGCTCCTTCGCTGAGCTCAAGGAGCTCTTTGCAGGAAACGGCATGGTCGGCTTTGTCGCCAAGGAGCGCGTGGATGGCAAGCTCGTCCTGCCGGAAGCTGTGAAGCTCCTGAAGATGAAGGCCGGTTCCTGATTCTCTTCTGCGGCAGCATCGTAATCCTGCGGTGCTGCCGCTCTCTTGGAGGTGAAGCACATGATTGTAACTTTGGATGAGATGAAACAGTATCTGCGCGTGGACTATCCGGATGATGACGGTATCCTGACGGAATTGCTCTCTGCCGCCCAAAAGCTCTGCATGGATGTGGCTCGCACAGATGATGCCATTGCATTTGCCGAGGCTGAAAACGCCAAGGTCGCCGTCATGTATGCTGCAGCCTATCTGTATGAGCACCGGGAGGAAGCTGACCACCACGCACTGACCCTGACCCTTCGCTCTCTTCTCTTTGCTTCCAGAGAGGAGGCCAGCTTCTAATGGACGTTGCACTCCTGAACCAGCGCATCGTGTTCCAGAAGAATGCCGTCATAACGGATTCCATCGGGAACCACAAGAACAGCTGGATAGATTACTATAGCTGCGCTGCCACCATTGGCGGCGAAAGCGGCAAGGAAACATCTGTGGCCGGAACGACCGTAGAAAACACTGACATCACCTTTACCGTTCGCTTCTGCGCTGCGGTGGATGCCATCACCGAGGACGGCTTTCGGATTTCCCTCCGGGATGCGCTCTACAACATTACGGGCATCGACCACATGAACTACAAACGCAAAAGCGTAAAGTTCCGGTGCCAGAAAGTGAGGCGGTGACGATGGGCACGAAGGTTTCTATCGACGGCCTCGCCGATGCCGTGATGCAGGGCCTCAACGAGTATCAGGCACTGACGAACGAAGGCGTAAAGGCGGCTGTGAAGAAGGCTGGAGATACCGTCAAAAAGCAGATTCAAGCCTCTGCGCCGAAACGTACCGGCGCTTATGGCAGGAGCTGGACAGTCAAGACCACGCGGGAGTCCAGCCATGCGCTGGAGGTCACTGTGCATTCCCGGAACCGCTATCAGCTGGCCCATCTGCTGGAGTTCGGTCATGCCAAGCGCGGCGGTGGTCGCGTATCCGGTCGTGCGCATATCGCACCAGCTGAGCAGGCCGGTATCGAGCAGCTGGAGAAAGATATCGAGAGGTGTATCAGAAATGGATAGGATTTTGGATATCCTGCAGGCGCTCGGCATCCCCTTTGCCTATGACCATTTTGCAGAGGGAGAATCTCCTGAGCCGCCTTTCATCTGTTACCTGCTCCCGGCCAGCGATAATTTTGCCGCCGATGGGCAGGTTTATTTCAAAGCGACGGAAGTCCACATCGAGCTCTACACCGATATCAAGGATGTGGGGCTTGAGGCAAGTGTCGAAACTGTGCTTGATGAGCGCAGCATTTTTTATGACAAAAGCGAGGTCTGGATAGAGAGTGAACGTCTCTACGAAGTCCTCTACTCATTTGAAATGGAGGTTTGAGTCATGGGTAATAAAGTCAAATACAACCTGAAAAACGTTCATGCCGCTAAGCTCACGGAGACCGTGTCCAAAGGCGTCACCACCTACGCCTACGCGACCCCGCAGGCCATCCCCGGCGCGGTCAGCATCTCGCTGGATGCAGAGGGCGATTCTTCTCCGTTCTATGCCGATGGCATCGTGTATTTCCGCTCCACTGCAAACAACGGCTATTCCGGCGACCTGGAAATCGCCCTCATCCCGGAGTGGTTCCGCACGGAAATCCTGAAGGAGACCTTGGACAGCCACGGTGTGCTGGTGGAGCGCTCCGACATCACTGAAACGGCGAAGTTCGCATTGCTCTTTGAGTTCGACGGCGATGTCCGCTGTATCCGCCATGTCCTTTATAACTGCTCCGCGTCCCGTCCGTCCATTGAATCCGAGACCAAGGAGGACACCATCGAGCCGGGTACGGAAACGCTGTCTCTGACGGCAGACCCGCGCAGCGACGGACTGGTGAAATCCCGTACCGGGGACAACACGGAGGATGCAACCTATCAGAATTGGTACAGCGCGGTCTACATTCCGGAGGAAGCTGACCTCGACCCGGAAAGGCTCTCTATCGGAGATGTTTCCATCCCGCCCGACCCGAACAAGGGCGAGACTGCGTAAGGAGGGCTGAACCATGCTTGAGAAAACTGTCAATATCAGCGGCAAGGAGGTCAAGTTCCGCTCTTCGGCCTCCGTGCCGCGCCTTTATCGCATCAAGTTCAAGCGGGACATCTTCAAAGACCTGTCCAAGCTGGAGAAATCCTATAAAGACCGTGGCGGCGAAGATGGCTCCACACTGGAAATCGACGACCTGGAGATTTTCGAGAATGTGGCCTATATCATGGCTTTTCATGCTGACCCCACCATCCCCGGCACAATCGATGAGTGGCTGGAGCAGTTTGAGATGTTCTCCATCTATCAGGTGCTGCCGGAAATCCTCGAACTCTGGGGCACCAATCTGGTCACGGATGTGGAGTCTAAAAAAAACTTAGCCAGAGTAGCCGGGAACTGACCACTCCGCTATTCCTCCTGCGATGCGTAGAGCTCGGTGTTTCCATCGCCGACCTCGACCTGCTCACGATTGGCCTCGTGTTGGATATGTGGACGGAGAAAGGCAACGACAGCGTGAAATACCAGAAGGTCGCTGGGCAGGAGGAATTTGACCGGTTCTAAGGAAGGAGGGTCACCACCGTGGCAAGTCGCATCAAAGGCATCACTGTCGAAATCGGCGGTGATACCACCGGCCTTGACAAGGCACTAAAGTCGGTCAATACGACCATCAAAAACACACAGTCCTCCCTGAAGGACGTCAACAAGCTCCTGAAGCTCGACCCGTCCAACACGGAGCTCCTGTCCCAAAAACAGAAGCTCCTGAAGGACGCCATCGGCGCGACCAAGGAGAAGCTGGATTCCCTGAAGGCCGCGCAGGAGCAGGCCAAGGCCCAGCTGGAGAGCGGCGACCTGGGGCAGGATAAATACGACGCTCTGCAGCGGGAAATCATCGAGACCGAGGAGGAGCTCAAGCGCCTGCAGGAGCAGGCTGCCACCACCAGCACCAGCCTCGCCAAGATTGACGAGGTCGGTCAGAAGATGGAATCCGTCGGCAACAGCATCGCCGGAGCCGGAAAATCCATGATGCCGCTGACGCTGGCCATTGGCG